TACAGCGTCGAGGCCGTGCTCTATCTCTACCCCGGTCCGGAGCAGGAGCCGATCCTCGCCGCCGCCCAGGCCGCCCTGGATGCCTACGTCTCCACCCAGCGGCGCCTCGGGCGCGACATTCGCCTGAGCGCGGTCTACGCCGCCCTGCACGTTGAGGGCGTTCAGCGCGTGGAGCTTGTGAGCCCCGCGGCGGACGTGGTGCTCGACGAAACCCAGGCCGCCCACTGCACCGGTACCAACGTCTCGATCGGGGGCAGCGATGAATAACGCCCGCCGCCCACTCCTGCCGCCCAACGGCACCCCGCTCGAGCGTGCCGCCGCCGAGGCCCTGGCCGAGATCCAGCGGGTTCCCGTGCCGCTGCGGCAGCTGTGGAATCCGGCAACCTGTCCCGCTCACCTGCTGCCCTACCTCGCCTGGGCCTTTAGCGTGGACCGCTGGGACACCACCTGGTCGGACGCCACCAAGCGCGGCGTCATCAGCGCCGCGTTCTACGTCCACCAGCGCAAGGGCACCATCAGTGCCTTGCGCCGGGTCGTCGAGCCCCTCGGCTATCTTCTCGACGTCGATGAGTGGTGGGAAACGACGCCCGAGGGCACCCCAGGCACCTTCGCCCTGCGCATCGGCGTGCTCGATACCGGCATCACCGATGGCATGTACACCGAGCTGACCCGCCTGGTCGACGACGCCAAGCCGCTCACTCGCCATATCACGGGCCTCGACCTACTCGGTGAGAGCCGTGGCCACCTCTACCTCGGAAGCGCGGTATACGACGGCGAAGTCACTGCCGTCTACCCCTACGCCGCGCCCGAGTCCCAGAGCGCCGGGCCCATCTATATCGGCGTCGGCCTCGACGTACTCGACACCACCACCGTCTACCCGTCCCCCTGACAGCCAGGAGAGCCAATGCCCAGCTTCTACACCCTGCCCACGGCCCTCGGCGAGGCGAAGATCGCCAACGCCATCGCCCTGGGTACCCAGGTCAACATCAGCGAGCTCGCCGTCGGTGACGGCGGCGGCAGCCTACCCACGCCCGACAGCGACCGCACCGCCCTGGTCAACGAGCTGCACCGGGCGCCGATCAATCGCATCGAGGTGGACGACGAGAACCCTAACTGGATCGTCGTCGAGCAGATCTTGCCACCGGACGTGGGCGGCTGGACGGTCCGCGAGCTGGGCCTGCTGGATGACAACGGCAACCTGATCGCTTACGGCAACTACCCCGAAACCTATAAACCGGTACTCAGCGAAGGCAGCGGCCGCACCCAGACCATTCGCTTCGTGATGCAGGTCTCGGACACCGCGGCGGTGACGCTCAAGGTGGACCCGTCGGTGGTGTTGGCGACACGGGAGTATGTCGATGATCAGCGCGCCGAGCACGAGGCCAGCCGCAACCATCCGGCCGCCACCACTGCCGCCCAGGGCATGGTCGAGAAAGCAACCATCGCCGAGGCCAAAGCGGGCACCGCGGACAAGTATCCCGATGCCGCAGGGGTGCAGGCGGTGATCGCGGACTCGCGTTCAAGCGACCAGTTCGCAACCTATGACATTGACCGCACCTACACCACCGGCGAGATCGCGCGCGGCAGCGATGGCCAGTTCTACGAGTTCTACGACCGCGACCAGGCTGGCACCGTCCAGGGCGTCGACCCCACCAATGCCGCCAACCGGCCGCATATCTGGATGGAATGGCATGGCGTGCTCCCCGGTACCGTCATCGAGTGGCGCTCGGAAACACTGCCCGAGGGCTATGTCGAGAACGACGGCGCCGAGATCAGCCGCGCCGACTACCGCCGTATCTTCGGAGCGATCGGAACCGTCCATGGCGCAGGTGACGGTAGCACGACATTCCTGCTGCCGGATGACCGGGGAGAGTTCAAGCGTGGTTGGGACCATGGGCGAGGAGTCGATAGCGGACGAGATCTAGCATCTCATCAAAAAGGAAGCCTGCTGACGGGCAACGACAACACAGACAATCAAGTTCATGGTTTTCATAGCGTTGGGTCTACACGCAGTGCTCTTGGCTGGGATTCAGCAGATCTGTCTAAATACGTCGGCGCGCTTCCAGTCGATGGCGGGGGGACGCCACGATCTGATCTCTATGACTCCAGTCACTATGGTGTTGCTCGTCCACGCAACAACGCCGTCATCTACCTGACCAAGATTTAAGGAGCCGCCGTGCGCATCTACGACATCAACCCCACCGACGGCACCGTGATCGACCCGGCCGGCCGCGAAGCTCCCCTCGACCCCATGCGCCGCGAACCACGCATCCCGGCAGAGGCCACCAGTATCAAGCCGCCGACTACTAGCGTGGACGAGGCCGCCCGCTGGATCGGCGATCGCTGGAAAGTCGTGCCGGACTGGCGTGGCCACGTCTACTGGCTGCCCGACGGCAGTCGTTACGAGATCACCGAACTTGACATAGAACCTCCAGCAAACGCGCTGGATGAAGCGCCCCCAGCGCCTATTGTCGATCTCGCTACTCAGGCAACGCACCGCATCAACTTAGGCTACCAGGCCGAGATGGGCCAGATCCTCAACGACTACCCTCAGGCCGAGACGCTGACCTTCGACAAGCAGGAGCGCGAAGCTCGTCAGTGGCAGGCGGACAATAACGTAGCCACACCCTACATCGATGCGATGCTCGCCGAGCGGCCACTGGAGAAGGCTGAACTGATCGCCCGTATCCTCGGCAAGGCTGACGCTTTCACAACGGCCAGCGGTATGGCTACCGGGAAACGGCAGCGCCTTGAGGATGAGATCAAGACTGCCCTCGCCGCTGAAGATCGCGTCGCCCTGGAGGCCATCACCTGGTAAAGCACGAGGCCAAGCCCGCCGGCTAACCGTCGGGCTTATTGAGTCAACCTCTTGGCATAATCGATGTACGAGAATAGCTCTCTTGCCAACTCAGTTAGCTTGTTACTATTAGGCGTTGGCCCGCCAACTGCCGGAGTCTCAGTAGTGACCAGCCCTGTACGGGCCAAGCCATTCGTAATAGCCGCCAGCATCGGTGGCTCTAGACCAAGATCATCCTTGCAATCTTGAATAAAACTGCTCCTACACCGGTCTTTATTCGCCACTTCAGGATTGTCTAGATATATTCCGCGCTTATGCATGATTGCCAGTATGCTAAGCTCGGTTTTTGTAACACCTATGAGCGAACCAATAGTCATCTGAACAAAATCGGGCTTCCTATCCAACTTTTCGGACTCAACTCCCCCTATCAATGCTTGAGCCAGAAAGTCCACCACTTCTTTTTCATAGCATTGCTCAAAGGCTCTAGCCACTCGCATGAACGTAGCGAAGCGCTTGTCGCTGTTGACTAGGTCATCGACACTCAGACCCTTCTCATGAGCTTTCTGTTCCAGCCTTTCGAACTTCCACTCCATGCTCTGGGAATACGCACCCTTGAGAAGAGCTGCCACTATCTTAGTTCCTATCGTAGAGGGTTCCATCGGCTACTTATCCTTTAACATAATAGATCATAATTCGCTTGTCTCTGCTGGCAAGTGAACCTTCCAATGTTCTGCTTTGGCATTACACTCTCAATCATCCAGCCGGCATTTCCGGCCCTGTTGCAATAGCTTCACCCAGCCACAAGTTACCCTTGGGCAAGCGTTATACTTTCCTCCCCTTGATGAACCGAGCCCATAGGTAACGCGGATTCCACCAGGCCCGGCGATACGTATAGCCTATGAATTCATCAATCGTATACACCCAACGGCGACGGTAAATATCTTGGTACCGGATCACCAAAGCAACCGGCTCAAGAAATGTACTGAAATGATCATCACCACATGCAGCCAAGGCGCTATCAACCCTGAAACGACCAAGAACTATTTTGTCACCCGCACCAAAGGCATGGCCCGTATCTACACTCTCCACTTTCTCTATTTCACATCCATACGGACCGAACACCTTGACAATCAACTCACGCATGGGCACATGGAATCGCCCAGGCATCAGATAATGGCCATTCCAGACCTCAGCAGAGTTGATCAACGCAGGACCGAACCCTTTGTTACTTAGGGTTATTTCGCAAACCCGACTGTTCTTTGAGGGGTATTCTGCCCATGTCGCAAAAGCTGGTAGTACAGAAAGGCGCCCATGCCTCCAGCCGGTCCATGCGCTGACTAGGCTGACAAACACTGCAGAAAACGCAATCACATTGGCTGGAGTCGAGAATACTGACTTCATCCAACCTAGCCATGTAGACAACTCGAGCAATTGTCCCCACTCCATCCCTGCTTCTCCCTTGTTCCGGTGTAAGTCTCGCTAGCCACACCCACCAACGCTAACACCCTGCACTCGCGCCCCGCACGATACCAGCGTGATTTCACGTTTCCGCTGAACCGTACCAAGCCCTGCGCAGGAGCCCACATGGCAACCGACTATCACCATGGTGTGCGCGTCATCGAGATCAACGAAGGCACGCGCCCGATCCGTACCGTCAGCACGGCGGTGATCGGCCTTGTCGCGACCGCCGACGATGCCGACGCCACCTTCTTCCCCTTGGACACCCCGGTGCTGGTCACCGACGTCTACGAGGCGCTCGGCAAGGCCGGCACCACCGGCACCCTGGCCCGCGCCCTGGATGCCATCGCCGACCAGACCAAGCCACTGATCGTGGTGGTGCGGGTCGCCGAGGGCCTCGACGAGGCCGAGACCAAGACCAACGTCATCGGCGGCGTCGACGCGACCACCGGCAAGAAGACCGGCATGAAGGCGCTGCTCTCGGCCCAGCAGTCCTTCGGCATCAAACCCAGAATCCTCGGCGTGCCCGGGCTCGACGATGCCGACGTGGCCGCCGAGCTGATCGGCGTGGCCCAGCAGCTGCGCGCCTTCGCCTACGTCAGCGCCTACGGCTGTGCCACCGTCGACGAGGTGGTGATGTACCGCGAGAACTTCGGCGCCCGGGAATGCATGGTCATCTGGCCGGAATTCACCGGCTTCGATACCACCGCCGGCGAGACCGTCGAGCTCTCCGCCGTGGCCCGGGCCCTCGGCCTGCGCGCCCAGCTGGACGAAACCGTGGGCTGGCACAAGACCCTATCGAACGTGCCGGTGAACGGCGTCAGCGGCCTATCGAAGGAGGTCTACTGGGACCTGCAGAACCCGGCGACCGATGCCGGCGTACTCAACGCCGCCGACGTCACCACCCTGATCAACCAGGGCGGCTTCCGCTTCTGGGGCTCGCGTACCTGCGACACCGACGGCCTCTTCCCCTTCGAGAACTATACGAGGACCGCGCAGGTCGTCGCGGACACCATGGCCGAAGCCCACCTGTGGGCCATCGACAAGCCCATGCATGCCTCATTGGTGAAGGACATCATCGAGGGCATCAACGCCAAGTTCCGCGAGTGGAAGGCGCTGGGCTACCTCATCGACGGCAACGCCTGGTTCAACGAGCAGGCCAACAGCGAGACCACCCTCAAGGCCGGCAAGTTGTACATCGACTACGACTACACCCCCGTGCCGCCTCTCGAAAACCTCATGTTCCAGCAGCGGATCACCGACCAGTACCTGGTCGACTTCGCCGCACGGATCAACGGCTAACCACCGGTTCAGCACCGGGAACCCATAGGAGGCGCCAACGATGGCACTGCCCAAGAAACTCAAGGACCTGAACCTGTTCGGCAATGGCGATAGCTGGCAAGGCCTGGTCGATACCCTGACCCTGCCCGCCCTGGCGCGCAAGATGGAGGAATGGCGCGGCGGCGGCATGGATGCCCCGGTTGATATCGACCTGGGCATGGAGAAGCTCACCTTCGAATGGACCATCGGCGGCCTGGTACCGGCGATCTTCGACAACTTCGGCACCAACCGCCTCGACGCCGACCTGCTGCGCTTCGAGGGCTTCTACGAACGCGACGACGTGGGCCAGACCTCCGCCGTCACCGTGGTGGTACGCGGCCGCCACCAGCAGATCGCCATGGGCGACGCCAAGGCCGGCGACAACACCGCCCACCAGGTCACCACCACCTGCAGTTACTACAAGCTCGAGATCGACGGCGCCACCGTCATCGAGATCGATGTGCCGGGCCTGGTGTTCAAGGTCAACGGCGAGGACCGCTATGCCGAGCGCCGCAAGGCGCTTGGGC